GGTACAACCCATAAAAACACCAGCTACTTGAACCGGAGCATCGGTGCTGATTGCCGCCGTGCCCCAGACTGTGCCAGCCGCCGACATGGACACGGCATCACCAAAGAAAATGGCGGTAGCGTGCGCATTGCCGATAGCCATCTGGCGAGTGGAACCAGAAAACACCTGACCCCCCACCAGACTGACTGGACGAAGCCCATACGGGGCATCGATAGTCGGATATGCCATAGTTAAATACTCCTAAAAAGGTTATTTTTTGCCTCTGCCAAAACTCGTCTCAGTTCGACGTTCCTTGAACAGCGGCATACGAGGGTCGCTCTGGCGCATCAGGTTGTTATCCACGGCTTCCATTTGCCCTTGGGCCTGCTTCGCATAGAACGCATTACGCTGGTTGACCATCTCTTCGGGAGCTTTGCACAGCACCAGACCTCCAATTTCCACGTTGTCTTTGAAACGCGGATTGATAGCGTCTCCGGGTGTGTACATCAGCTCGGGATGGTCGCTCGCCTTGACAGGCTCCCAGCCTTCACGAAATTTTGCGGAAACATTTGTTGGGTCGTTCTGACCCAAAATGCTAACCCGAATCCACCGGAATCTCCAACCTTTCTGTGGGGTTGGATCAGGCAGGGTTTGCGGTGGGACCCACTCCTGTTTGCGTTGCGCAGCGCTACGATCTTCAAGATCGCGCGTCAAACGATTCTGTTCAGCCATTCGTATTCTCCAATTTAACGAATTCCTTCGCGTATGCCTCTGGAGTCACACCCAATCGCTTGGCGACTGATATTTGTGACGACGAAAGGCGAATTTTATTTGGCGCAGTTGTGCGAGATACAGCAGCCACAACTGTTTTTTTGCGCGAAGCGAGGGAGTCCCGCTCTGTCGTCTCTTGCGGCGGCTCCTCTTCAAAATACTCAGGAAACCGTTTACGAATAGTGCTGTCGATTTTTTTATAGTATTCGTCACTACGGGGATCGACACCCGAACGGACCAATTTTTCGTGCAGGCCAAATGCAAGGCTGGTCATTTCCTCGTCCTGACCGAACCACCGATTCCTGTCGCGCCACTCTTCTGCTTTGGGATCGACAGCAATTTGCTGCGGTAGCGGTACTTGAGCCTGTTGCTTGGGTTCTACACCCTCTTCTCGCGTTTGTAAAGTAAACTTACGGTACTGTAGTTCCCGTAGCTTCAGTTTAGCGTCAGTAAGTGCTTCCTGCGCGTCTGCAATTTGATCCGTATCTCCGCTTTCGTAGGCACGTTTCAACCTGTCTTTACTAACAGCGATGTCATTTGTGGCAGCTTTTGAAACTTCTTCCACAAACAACTTTTCACCTTGTCCAAATCGCTTTTTAAGATCTTGAAGTTCCGTATCTTTTAGGCGGGCATAGGATAACAATTCATCCCGTTCCCGAGTCGCACGTTCTTTCTCCCGGCGCTCGTCGTGCCACACCTTTTTCATCTGGGATAGACGTTTCTTGACTTTGTCAGAATATTCCTCAAGATCGTCTTGTTCCAACTCGTCTACAATTTCTTTAGGAAGAGGGCTCCGACCCCTGTCGTTAGGGGGCGTATCGTCTACAACCTCAATTTCAATGGCTTTTTTGTCTTCAGAAGCTGTTTTTTCAGCTTCCAACGCTTCTTTACTAATATCGGGAAGTTCAGTTGTCATAACATCTCCTTATGCGCGAGTCAGGCCACGCGGATCTTCCACCACCGCGTCCACCGTATCGTCGTTAATGATGCGAAATTCCTGCCCATGAATTTTAAATCGCGTGCCTGAATAGGCCCGAACCATTACAAAGTCTCCTTCCTTGCACCACGGCCCCGTAGGAAAACGCTGTGTATCGCGGTAGGCCATGTCTCCAAGCTTTACGACAAAAAGCGTAATCGTACTGTGCTGCTCAACGTCAATGGTGCTATCAGCTTTCATAATTCCGCTGACAAACTTATCCTCCACATGCGGCACCATGCACAGAATCTTGTAACCCTTGGGTAGTGGCAGTTGCTTCGCTTTGTGCGCTTGCTGCTGCGTTGCCTCTACTGCAATTTCACTCATTATTTTGTTGCTCCATTTTGGTTGCAAGATCCTTTACTTCCTCTATTGCATGGTCAAGACCTTGAATTACCCCGCAAATTTTTTTGTACTCTGCGTAATCAGGAAGCGTTCCCTGCGCCATGTGCCGTAGTAAGTCTGCGCGCCGGTCATCCAGCTTTTTCAGCAGATAATTAAACGCAGTATCCATTAATCAACCCTTTTTTGTAGGGGTACGCGCAGCAGCATTTGCCGCTGCCCGGTCTTTTGCTATTGAAGCGCCCAGTTTTGCGCCTTCCAATTCACCCTTCAGATTAAAATCACGCCGATCCTTGGAAGCAGCCATGCCCATCTTCAACCCCTCCATTTCACCCTTCATGGCAAGCTCCTGCTCCTTCAACTTCAACTCGTCAGCACGTGCCGCCGCATCGGCCATAACCTTCTTCTCTTTGATTTCCGCCTCTTTTGCCTTGATCTGAAGCTCCTGCATCTGCATCTGGATGAGCGGGTCCTGCGCGGCTTGCTGTGCCTGCTGTGCTTGTGCTTCGACAGCATCTTTTTGCAACAGTTTGGCAGCGGCAGCGGCAGCAAGCTGGGAAAGCTGCACTTCGATTTCGGGCGGCAGCGCATGAGTACCATCGTCCTCCGGCACGGGGGGTAGTGACGCGCCAAGCATCTTCTCGATCTCGCGGCGGTACTGGAAGGCGATATGTTCCATAACATGAGCCGTAGCAGCGCCTTGGATTGCCTGTGCTTGTGGGCTTTGCCCCACCAGAGCCGTAAGTTTTGGATCCCGCATGGCTGACATATGAACCGTGAGATGGGCCTCATGGTCCTGATGCATGAATGCCTTGACAGGCTTGCCAGTCAGAATCGCCATGTTCTCCGAGATAGGATCGACCGGCTTCATGTCTTCCTTCAGCGGCACGATCTTCTGGGCGTTCTTAACCCCCAGCGTTTCAATCATTTGGCGATGCAGGTAGGGAAGGTCGTATATCTGCGGTGCAGAAGTCGCAAGCTGCATAATAGCTTGATATTGCACGACTTTCTGCGACATGGTTGCCGCATTGGGATCTGAGACCGGAACAACCTCCACCAAGCTGTAGTCACCGCGCTTGGCCCGCTTGCTGCCCACCTCCGGCTCGTACTTGTAGTCAGCGGGCGTAAGGTCACGAATGATCCCTGCCAGAAGCTGAAACTCCTGCTTCATTGCGTAGTGGATGCGTGCCTGTACCGCCGACATCACCTTCAGGATTCTTTCCAAAATAGCCAGCGTCGTGCCCACCGGAGCCTGTGCGCTCATATCCGAGACGTTCAACTCGGCGGTTGCCGCAAACTTCTGCCCATCGACAATCACCTTGTCCATCAGCACCATCAGGACCTGACTTGGCTCCTTGTATGGCAGCGGCAGGATGTTGTCCCGCATGGTGCCCGAAGGCACATCAACATCCCGGAATTCCCCCGGAGCAATGGGAGTGTCATCCCCCTTGATCCGCAACCCTCTGGACTTCAAACCGCCGGGGAGGTTGGAGAGGGTGCCTGCATCAATCAGTTGACGCAGCAGTGAAGTGGCTGCCTGCGCGTGGCCGCCAACCAGATGAATAAGGCCAAAGTAATAAAAGCCAAAACCGGGGATGTAGCCATAATGGACAAAGTGCTGGCGGCGCTTCTTTAGTTTGTCTTCCTCTTCCCAGTTACGATAGATAGCCAGTATTGTCTGGGTGCCCTTCTCGATGGTGACTACATAAGGCAACGCAATGCCGGTTGGCTTGCCGTCCTCATCCTTGTCCTCGTATCCCTCAAGGTCGAGGTTGACGTGCATCTCCAGAAGCTGGAAGCGGTTATCGACTGAAGCCTCAAAACCTTGGTCCTTCGCTTTTTGTTTTTCTATATCATCAAGTACGCGAACCGGGTCGCCAAGGTCCACGTCACAGTAAAACCCGGCGTACTGAAGCTTATGAACCTCATGCTTGGTCTTCCTCATGCGGTGCGTGTAATGATCCGCGCTCTCAAGGTTGGCTGCGCCGTAGGGCACCACAAGGTCTTCCGCCGCCACAAACATCGCCGTTTGGCGCTCAAGGCTCGGGTCGTAGTAGATCTTCTTGAACGCATTGCCCGAAAGCGCAAGGCTGATCAGCATCCGCTCATGCTCGGGGCGATACTCCTTCATCACCTCGGTCAACTCATAATTCATATCGTCAGCCACGCGCACTGACGCTTCCTTCTTCTCGGTCGTCTCCTTGCCGATGATCTTGGTCTTCACCGGCCCATTGGGCGGGAAGGTCTCCATGATGGTCTCGGACTGGAACTTGACGGCGCTCTCCATGAGGAGCGGGTGGAACACCCCGCACGCCCCGGGCCACGGCTCAGTGCGTTCCTCGTACTTCAAGCCCAGCAGCTTCAGGCCCTTCACATAGGTATCGAGCCAATCCCTCCGTGATGTGAGGTCGGCTTCATACTCGCCCAAAAGCTCCCCCGCAAGGGATGCGAGGTCCATTTTGGACATGTCTTCGGCAAGGTTGGCGTTGAACTCCTCGGCAGTCGGGCGCTTCGGCATCAGGTCGATCTCCAACCCATCCACGCCAATCTTCAACGCCTCGGGATTCACCACCTCGATCTCGATGCCGGGACCCGGAACCATAGCTGCCAGCCCCTGCGGGGCTGTGTACAGCGATTTATCTATGTTTACGGCCATTCACCGTCTCCTTGCAATATTGGTTTTGGAGTCATACACAAACCCTGACGGCGGCACCCCGGATTTCTT